GATACCGTCCACCATCGGCGAAAATTGTAAAGGCGATGGCAGAATGTACGGGTTGCTCCGCTGATGAAATCCTTGGCGTAGAAAAGAGAGGAGAAGATGAAAATGAAAGAAATTATTCCGAAAGATGACTACGGTGTATTTGCCGACAGTCATGATGTTGCACTGGTGGACAGCCGCTATGTGGCACAGTACTTTGAAAAGCGACACGATGCAGTGTTGAGAGACATCCGAGAATTAGACTGTTCAGAAGAATTTTCGCTCCACAATTTTGTGGAGTCAACTTACAAGGATGACCGTGGGAAGAAACAGCCCTGCTATTATATGACCCGTGACGGTTTCGTATTTTTGGCGATGGGCTATCGTGGCAAAAAGGCAGCGAAGTTCAAAGAACTCTACATTCGCCGTTTCAACGAAATGGAACGATTCATCCAGACACTGGTTCTGACCAGAAAGGAATTTCCGCTGCTGACGGAAAACATCAAGCTGCTGCACGACCACCCGAAGCCGTATCATTTCAGCAATGAATGCGATATGATTAACCGAATTGTAACCGGAATGTCAGCGAAACAGTTCCGGCAGGCAAACGGCATTGAAAAAGGAAAGAGCATTCGACCATATTTGTCAGATACCCAAATTCAGATGATGGAAACCTTGCAAAAGGTGGATGTCGGGCTGCTGGTATCTGTGCCAGACTTCGAACAGCGGAAACGGTATCTGGAGTGGTACAAGATGAAGCTGGAAGAAAAGGCTGCAGGGGTTGTGGCGTAACCGAAAGCCAAAACAAAGAAACGAAATTTGGTTGTAAACCAAAATGGAAAGGTGGTGAGAATATGGCAGGATTGATTGCTTTGATTGCGATAATTTTTTCTATTATCAATATCATCAATATGTTCCGTGATTGATGGGACAGTTCTATAAGAACAGCGGATTATAAAGATCCTCAAAATCAACTGGAACCATTTTTGTTTTGTTTCCACATATTAACTTCAATGTGCATTTTGCTTTTTTTAAATCGCAAGTGTTTATTTTGAAATCTGGTATAATGAAACATCCGCTTATTCCTTGATGTGGAGGAAGATTCTGTGGCAAATCTAAAGAATAATATTTCGCAGTTTGTTTTCCTCTTGCTTTGACGCAAAATATGTTTTCAGATACAGAAGAAACATATTTTTCCTCATCGCCCACAATTAAAAAGGCTTGTGTAATTGTGCAAGGTGTTTCAGAAAGATTTGTAACTGCGATTTGTATTGCTAAATTTTTGTCTTGGTCTTCATTAAAAGAAAAAATCTTAAAAGCAATCGGTATCGCTTTTAAATGAAATCGTTTTTTAAATGCTCCCCATATATAAGGAATAGTTGAAAAGACAAGTGCAACAAAAGACATCAGCAATTCATAACCTGGATGTTCTCCAAAATAATCTACAATTTTTTCTAATAAATCCATATATATTCACCTCCCTTCCATATTACTATACCACACTTTGCATATTTCGTCAACGCAACATATAAAAACATCGAAAGGTGGTGATGACATGAAGAGAGATGGAACAGCCTATTATCCGGTTCTGGAATCTGAAATCATACTGCGGAAGATTTCAAAAAAGGATATTTACTCACTTTTAGGCTTGCAGGCAAACACATTTACACTGAAACTGAATGGAAACCTGCGTTTTTCGCTGGATGAAGCAATCCACATTCAGGAAACATTCTTTTCGGATGTTTCTGTAAACCAGTTATTCCGACATGAATGAAAGGTGGTGATGGAAATGAAGGACTTGAGAATTAATTTCAAGGAAACGTGTGCAATAAGAGAAATCGAATTGATTTTCTTAGCTATGGAGAAGGCTGCAAAGTTCGGAAACTATAAAGCTGTTTTATCATTTAGCAAACTTCTCCAAAAGAGATTGAAGCAGTGCAAAGATTTCTGTTTTGTACAAAGTGAACAGCAGCACAGAGGGAAAGGGAACGAAAATGGGAAAATACAAGTTGACAATAAGAAATAATACCTATGTAAGCCTTTATTATGGAGAACAATTTATTCATTGCTATGATAATTGCACGGAATATGGCGAGGAAATCATGGCAGAAATCGAAAAAAGAACAGGTATGAATTTCTATGATATTCCTGTCGAAATGCCACGTGATTTTACCGGATTCCGTTTTTTAGGCTTGAGAGGTTGGCACTCGTTTTATTCCGATGAAGTAAAAGCCTTGAAAAGATAACATCCTGCTGACCTATCAGCAACACAAGGACGATGTGGCAGCATCGTGGGCAATTACCTCCAACCTTTGCCTTATACTAACACGCTTTGCGGTGAGCGTATCACCGCTGCATGGGATGCGTCTGAGTGACCAGCAAGTTCGCTGTGCGGTGCAATTCCGCAGCATCCACAAATTTCAGGAGGAACAGAACATGAATCAGAACGAACAAAAGCCCTGCTGTGTGAACTGTCACATCAGCGGTGTGCCTTTGTATCTGGGGCTGGATGGCAAACAACATTGTGCGGATCACATTGGTTTGCTGCTGCCGGATTCCCCGAAGCAGGAAACAAAACCTGTTGGAAAGGATGTGATTTTATGAAAGAACTGGAACTGATTGCTTATTGCTTGTCTTTGATGAGCGAAGAAGACTACAGCCTGATGCTGGCGTTTATGGCTGGTGCAACATTCAAGCGGCTGGAAACAACAGCGAACAAGTAAGGAGGGTGCGGCATGGAAAAGCCGATAGAAGCAAGCGTTGTGCCTGCAAAGGAGCAGGCAGACCGTTCGGTCTATGAAGCATTGGCGATGATGATTGTGGAGTTCTACAAACGGAATCCGGAGTTCGTAGAACATCCAGAACGGATGGCAGAGCATGAGCCGGAAAGTTGAGTATCGGAACGGGTTCAAATACATGTACTGCGAGCAGTGCGGACTGGATTGGAACGTATCCTGGCAGTTTGTCGGGTGGTATGTGTGTCCGGTCTGCCGGAATAAAAGCAGAAAGGAGAAGCAGAAAGATGGGAAAAATCGTTGTAAAGGGTGACTGGAATCAACATGATGTTCGCATTCATTCAACGGGGCTCAACAGAGCAGATGCGGCTAAGATGTTGCTGGCGGCGTTTATCAGCATCACGGAAACGCTGGATGATGACATCAAAAAAGCCACGTTCCTGGCTGCATTGAGCTGCTGCAGGGACGAGGTTTACAGCCCAAAAATCGAGGTGATAAAATGACCCCAGAAGAACGGCGGCAGAAGAAGAATCAGGAATCGCTGGCAAGCTACAACTGGTATAAAGCCCACCACATTTGCGTGCGATGCAACAACGCCCCAGCAGTAGACGGGCTTGTTACTTGACAAGCGTGTCGGGAAGCAATCAACGCAGGGCATCGCTTCTGGTACGCTGCATTAACGCCCAAGCAGAAAGCAGAACGGTCGGCGAAGAAAAAAGCAGTCAGAGCGGCATGGCGAGCCGCTGGGCTTTGTACCCGTTGCGGCAGGAAGCGAGAGGACAAGCAGCTTTTAACCTGCGAACACTGCAGGAAAAAGGATAAAAGAGGAGGCAAAAGAACATGCAAACAATGATTTTAGGCGGCATTGCAATAGCACTCTTCTGGGTCTGGGTTGCATGGCGGCGACATAACAGCCAGTGGGAAGACGAAAAACTACATCGGGAGGACGAAAAATGAGCGTGAAAATCAACAGTCTGGAAATCGAAAATGTTAAGCGAATCAAGGCGGTAAAGCTGGAACCGTCTGCAAACGGTTTGACCATCATCGGCGGCAACAACAACCAGGGCAAAACCTCCGTACTGGATGCGATTGCATGGGCACTGGGTGGCGACAAGTACAAGCCTACTGCTGCGGCAAGGGATGGAGCATACACTGACCCCATCTTGCATGTAGAGTTGTCCAACGGGCTGATTGTGGAGCGAAAGGGCAAGAACAGCAGCCTGAAAGTCATCGACCCACACGGGAACAAGGCAGGACAGCAGCTGCTAAACTCGTTCCTATCTGCGTTAGCACTGGACTTGCCAAAGTTTATGCATGCATCCGACAAGGAAAAGGCGGCAATTCTGCTGCAAATCATTGGCATTGGCGACCAACTCGCACAGCTGGAAGCAGAAGAAAGCCGCCTGTACAACCAGAGAACCGCCATCGGCAGAATCGCAGACCAGAAGCAGAAATATGCTTCAGAGTTGCAATGCTGGGAGAATGTCCCCAGTACGCCTGTTTCTGCATCAGAACTCCTTGCAAAACAGCAAGCGATACTGGCACGAAACGGCGAAAATCAGCGAAAGCGAGAAAATGCCGTTCAGTATGCACAGGAACTCACTGCTGCACAGGCAGCCTATGACGCAGCCAAAAAACGACTGGAACAGGCAGAACAGAATGCAAGGATTGCACAGATGTCCGCACAGGATTTGCAGGACGAATCTACCGCTGAACTGGAAAAGAGCATTGCAGAAATAGATGCCATCAACATGAAAATTCGGGACAACCTGAACAAGGAACACGCCGAAGAAGAAGCAAAGACCTATCGGCAGGATTACGAAGCATTGACCAAACAGATTTCCGTACTCCGGAAAGAAAAGCAAGACTTGCTGCAATCCGCAGACCTGCCGTTGGAAGGGCTGACGGTGGAAAACGGTGCGTTACAGTATCACGGCAAACAATGGGACAGCATGAGCGGTTCGGAACAATTGCGTGTGGCAACTGCCATTGTTCGCAAGCTGAATCCAGACTGCGGTTTTGTGCTGCTGGACAAGCTGGAACAGATGGATAGCAGCACGTTACAGGCATTCGGGCAATGGCTGGAGCAAGAGGGCTTGCAGGCAATCGCTACCCGGGTTTCTACTGGTGAGGAATGCAGCATCATTATTGAGGATGGCTATTCTGTAAACAATCAGGAACAGCAGCCGAAACCGCCAACCATGCAGAAGACATGGACGAAAGGAGCATTTTAAATGAATTTTGAAGAAACAAACGGCATTCAGACCGGCTCCGGCATAAAGCTGGTCATCTACGGACAGGAAGGCGTTGGCAAGTCCTCGCTGGCGGCACAACTGCCAGGGGCGGTATTTCTGGACTGCGAGGGCAGCACATCAAAAATGAACGTCCGGCGGCTGCCGAAGCCCACCAGCTGGGAGATGTTGCAGCAGGAATTGCAATTTGTGCTGGAATCTCATGTACAGCGGCAGTATCAGACGGTCGTCATTGATACCTTCGACTGGGCAGAACGCCTTGCCATTGCACAGCTGTGCAGCAAACACAACGTGAACGGCATCGAGGGCTTCGGCTACGGCAAGGGCTGGGAGTATGAAGCCGAAGAAATCGGGCGGTTTTTGGACAGCACCGAACGACTCATTCAGGCAGGCATCCATGTCGCTTTGCTCTGCCATGCAATCACCCGAAAAGCCTCTCTGCCGGAAATCGATGCAGAATATGACCACTGGGAATTGAAACTGGGAAACAAAACGACCAACAAGATTGCACCACTATTAAAAGAGTGGTCGGACATCACCCTGTTTCTGGCGTTCCAGACGCATGTAATTGCAACCGATGACAAGGGAAAAAAACACAAGGCAACCGCCTGCAATCGGGTCATGTATACCACAAAGTCCGCATGGTGGGATGCAAAGAATCGGTTCGGGCTGCCCGAAATGCTGCCGCTGGAATACGCTTCGATTGCTTCCCTCTTTGCTACTACCCCTGCCCCTGCACCGGTATCCAAAGCACAACAGCTTGTGGAACAGGCACAGGCTGCCGGACTGCCGACCGAACAGGATTTTGCAACTGCAACGCCGATTGTTACAACGCCGGATTCGTTGGACGGCATCTTTCCGCAGCTTGCACAGCTGATGGAAGCAAATCACGTTTCCCCCGAAGAACTGCAACAAGTTGTTGGGGAAAAGGGATATTTTCCGGAAGATATGCCCGTCAATCAGTATCCGCAGGATTTCGTAGAGGGCTGGTGCATCCCGTGGTGGAAAAACATCTTCGATATGATTCAGCAGAACCGAAACGTCCCGTTTTAATGCAAGCAAACAAAACCAATCAAGGTAAATTTAGAAAGGTAGGTATTTTTCATGGAAAACTATAACACAACTGCACAGGGTCACGAATTGGGCTGGGATGATGAAATCCAGCAGGAAAGCAGCTTCATTTTGCTGCCGGAGGGCGATTATCGCTTCACCGTGGAGAAGTTCGACCGTGCCAGACACAACGGCTCTGACAAAATTCCGCCTTGCAACAAGGCAATTCTCCACTTTCGGGTATTCAGCCCTGACGGCAGCAGCGTGCTCTTGCAGGAAAACTTGTTCCTGCACACAAAGATGGAATGGAAGCTGTCGGAATTTTTCGCCAGCATCGGCATGAAGCAAAAGGGACAGGCTGCACGGATGAACTGGCAGGAAGTCAACGGAAAAAGCGGCATTTGTCACGTGAAAATCCGCAATTATGACAAAAAAGATGGCAGCGTTGGACAGGCAAACCAGATTGAAAAGTGGTATCCATCCTATGACCAGCCGCAGCTTGCTCAGAGTGCCCCACAGCAGACCTACACCGCACCGCAGCCGAACAACACACAGCCGTGGCAGTCACCGCAGGGCGGCTGGAACAAAGGTCAGTTTTAAGGAGTGATACAAGATGCAAATGCGACCCTATCAGCAGGCGGCACGCACCGCCGTGCATCGGGAGTGGGACGAGGGCAGAAACCGCACGCTGCTGGTTCTGCCCACCGGCTGCGGCAAAACCATCGTCTTTGCAAAAATCACCGAAGACGAAGTTCGCAGCGGCAATCGGGTGTTGATATTGGCACATCGGGGCGAGTTGCTGCAACAAGCAGCGGACAAGCTGGAACGCACCAGCGGCTTGAAATGTGCCGTAGAAAAGGCAGAACAAACTTGTCTGGGGCAATGGTATCGGGTCACTGTGGGCAGCGTGCAAACCCTGATGCGGCAGAAACGCCTTGCTCAGTTCCCTGCCGATTACTTCCAGACGATTATCATTGACGAAGCACACCACGCCATTTCGGACAGCTATCAGGTGATTTTGAATCATTTCGCAAATGCTCATGTGCTGGGCGTAACGGCAACGCCAGACCGTGGCGACAAGCAAAATCTGGGCAAGGTGTTCGACAGCTTAGCGTATGAATACACCCTGCCGCAGGCAATCCACGAGGGATACTTAACCCCGATTCGGGCGTTGACCGTCCCGATTCAGATTGACTTTACACAGGTTGGAACAACTGCCGGCGATTACAAGCCCGGAGAGATTGCCACGGCGTTAGACCCCTATCTGGAACAAATCGCCGCCGAAATGGCAAAGCACTGTGCTGACCGCAAAACGGTGGTATTCCTGCCGCTGGTCAAAACCTCTCAAAAGTTCCGTGATTTGCTCTGTCAGCACGGATTCCGTGCGGCAGAGGTCAACGGCGAATCCGATGACCGAGAACAAATCTTGCAAGACTTTGCGGATGGCAAGTACAACGTGCTCTGCAACAGCATGCTGCTCACAGAGGGCTGGGACTGTCCGGATGTGGATTGCGTGGTCGTGCTGCGGTCAACCAAAGTGCGTGCTCTGTATTGTCAGATGGTCGGGCGTGGCACACGGTTGGCAGAGGGCAAAGACCACTTACTCTTGTTGGATTTTTTGTGGAATACCGAGAAGCATGAACTCTGCCGTCCGGCGTGCCTGATTTGCGAGGACGAAGAAGTGCAGCAGAAGATGACCCAGCAGCTGGAAGAGCAAGTCGGCATCCCGATTGACATCGAAGCAGCAGAGAATCGGGCATCCGAAGACGTAGTCGCAGACCGAGAAGCGAAACTTGCCGAAAAGCTGGAAGCGATGAAAAAACGAAAATCGAAGCTGGTCGACCCGTTGCAATATGAACTGTCGATTCAGTCGCAGGATTTGTCTGGCTATGTTCCGGCGTTCGGGTGGGAATCCACCCCCCCGACCGCCCAGCAGAAAAAAGACCTGGAAAAACGGGGCATCAATCCCGATGCCGTAAAGAGTGCCGGCAAGGCGGAACAGATTCTGCGTGCGGTGGCTCAGCGACAGCAAAGCGGACTGGCAACGCCAAAACAAATTCGCTGCTTGGAAAAGTACGGGTTTCAGCACGTCGGCGGCTGGAAATTCGATGCGGCAAAAAATCTGATTAACCGCATCGCTGCAAATGGCTGGCGTGTCCCAAACAGCATTACCGCATCAGAATATATACCGGAGGGGTGAAGCATGGATAAATGGATGATAGAAATAACAATTTAGACGAACTACTGGACTACATCGACCCTGCATCCTTAACCTATCAGGAATGGTGCGGCGTGGGCATGGCGTTGAAAGATGCCGGCTATGACTGTTCACTCTGGGATGTCTGGTCACAGCGAGATGCTGCACGTTATCACAAGGGCGAATGCGAAAAGAAATGGCGAACCTTTGCAGGCTGCGAACATCCCGTCACTGCCGGAACGATTGTGCATCTGGCACTGGAAAACGGCTACCGCCCCCAGTATTCCAAAAAAGAATCTCATGCCTTGAACTGGGATGACACCATTGGGGAAGATTATGTGGTTACCAGCCGAAAAGAAGCACAGGACATTCCCATTCCAGAGCCGGAAACATGGAATCCAGCACAGGAACTTTCCCAATATATCGAAACGCTGTTTGAAGCAGATGATTTCGTGGGCTATGTCACAGAAACATGGAAGAACAAAGACGGCAAGTATATGCCAACCTCCGGTTGCTGCGACCGCACCGCTGGGCAGCTGCTGGAGGCTCTGAGCCAGTGCGGCGAGGACATCGGAGCAGTGTTCGGGGACTACATGGAAGCAGCGGGGGCATGGATTCGCTTCAACCCGTTGGATGGCAAGGGCGGCAAGAACGAAAATGTCACGGAATATCGGTTTGCGTTGGTAGAATCCGATGTGCTGGACATCGAACGGCAGAACGGTATCTTGCATGAAATGCAGCTGCCCATTGCCTGCTTGGTTTACAGCGGCGGCAAGAGCCTACATGCCATTGTGCGAGTGGATGCTCCCAGCTACGAGGAATACCGGAAGCGAGTGGATTTCCTCTATGACGTTTGCGATAAGAACGGGCTGAAAGTCGACCGCCAGAACCGGAATCCGTCCCGTCTATCCAGAATGCCGGGCGTGATGCGAAACGGAAAGAAGCAATTCTTAGTTGCAACCAACATCGGGCTGGGGTCGTGGGCAGAGTGGAAGGACTACATCGACAGCGTCACCGATGACCTGCCAGAGTTTGAAAGCATGGCGGAAGCGTGGGAAAACATGCCGGAACTATCGCCGCCGCTCATTGAAAACGTGCTGCGGCAGGGTCACAAAATGCTGATTGCAGGGCCTTCCAAAGCCGGCAAGTCGTATGCCCTCATTGAAATGTCGATTGCCATCGCCGAGGGCAGGCAGTGGCTGGGCTGGCAATGTGCAAAGGGGCGTGTGCTGTATGTCAATCTGGAATTGGACAGAGCCAGCTGCCTGCATCGGTTTCGGGATGTGTATCAGGCAATGGAACTGCCAGCGGCGAATCTCCAGAGCATTGACATCTGGAATCTGCGTGGTGTGACCGAGCCGATGGACAGGCTTGCCCCGAAACTGATTCGGCGAGCCAAGAAAAAACAGTACATCGCTGTCATCATCGACCCGATTTACAAGGTCATCACCGGCGATGAAAACAGTGCTGACCAGATGGCACATTTCTGCAACCAGTTTGACAAGGTGTGCACGCAGCTGGGCTGTGCGGTGATTTATTGCCACCACCACAGCAAGGGTGCTCAGGGCGGCAAACGCAGCATGGATAGAGCGTCCGGTTCGGGGGTGTTTGCCCGTGACCCCGATGCCCTGCTTGACCTGACAGAACTGGAACTCTCCGAGGACATCCGCAAGCAGGAAACCAACACGGCGATCTGTGATGCATGCGTGGAGCAGCTGCGGTGGCATGCTCCGGCAGTGTTGGCGGATGCCTCGCCGGATGCCCTGTTGAGCCATGTGGAAGCCCTGAAACTGTGTCAGGACAATCTGCCGCCAGCCGTCTATGAAGCGTTTCTCAGCGAGATAGAAACCATCAAACGGACAGTGCGACAGCGGACGGCGTGGCGGCTGGATGGTACGCTGCGAGAGTTCCCGAAGTTCGAGCCGAAGAATCTGTGGTTTCGGTATCCGGTACACGTGGAAGATACCACTGGCGTGCTGAAAGATTTGCAGTCAGAAAGCGAGATGCATCCGTATCAACGTGGAAATCAGAAACGGGGCAAAAAGACAAAGGAAACCTATGCCGCACAGAAAGCCGATAAGAAGGCGGCTCTACTGAATGCATTTCACGCCTGCAATCTGGATGGTGTGGTGACGGTGGATGACATGGCGGAATATTTGGGCATTAGTGAAAAAACGGTTCGCCGCCGTGTCAAAGATTGCGAAGAATTGATTATTGAAAATAACAGCATTCAGCTATCAAAAATGGAAAAGAATGGTGGGACAAAATGAGGGACAACAGTGTATATATATATATATTTGTCCTTGTCCCCTGTATGACCGTCAATGACAACAAGGAACAAGAGTGCGAATGCACGGCACTCTTGTAACCCTTGTCGTCTGACATTGACAAACGCAAACGAAAAAACAAAAATGGAGGAAACAATATGACGACTTTTTTTATGCCGATGATACCGCCAACCAGTACGCACCAACAGCAAGGACACACCGTTGACAAGCACGGCGTGCATCACTTCTACAAGCGGAACAACGGCGAGGCGGAAGCCAAGCTTGCAGCACACCTGATGAAGCACATTCCAGAGCAGCCGTACAGTGGTGCGGTGCGAGTCATTGTGAAGTGGTGCTATCCGAGAAAGGCAAAGCATCAGGATGGCGAACCGTACACCAACAAACCAGACGTGGACAACCTCTGCAAGGCGTTGTTTGACATCATGACCAAGCTGCACTACTGGGGCGATGACAAGCAGATCTACAGTGCAGTAGTGGAAAAGTACTGGGCGGATGTTCCTGGCGTGTTTGTGCAGATCACGGAGGCGGAAAAGGAGGAATCAAAATGAAAAAGCTGATTGTTGAGATTGCTGACAAGTATGCAGATGCCGCATCAATGACATTTATCGGGACAAACTGTGCTGAATCAGAGAAGATTCGTATGACTGTCGCAGCAGTTGCTCTCAAGCCAGATATAACGGCAATTGCGGTTTGTGAAGATGGGAGTTTGATTCGGTATGAAGGTGATTTGGCTTCCAAAGATCAGCTGTCCATTGAAAAATTGATAAATGCAGTCAGACAGCTGGAAGATTTACGCAATGACCGTGAGGGCTTTGCAGACTACGATGAAGAAGACAATGCCTTTGTGCGTGACATTGAAGCAATTGACACAGCGATTGCGGCGATGCAGCAGCTGGCAGCATTGGATATAGCCGGAAATCGGTAAAAAGGGGGAATCCAAATGAAGAACCCAGCCTTACAGCGAAAAAACTTGTATAACAAGAACGAGGTTGAACACAGTCACGAAATGGCAATTTATCAGGGGATGGCGATGGTGTTTGTGACGCTGGAATGGCACTATGGATGGAAACAGAAACGGCTGAACAGACTATTTGAGAATCTACAGTCCATTGCTGAAATACCGCCCATCTTTGGTAAAGCACCGGACGCACTGGAACAAATGCAGCATTTCAAGCAGGATTATCAGATTGACTTCATGAAAATCCAGCTGAAAACAAAGGAGAAATGAGGATGACTTTAGAAACATTACAGCAATGCCGTAACGCTGCACATGCACTACAGAAAGCACAGAAAGCAATTAACATGCATGAATCTGGTGCCGGCTGCATTAGCGGTATGCACTACGGTGACATGCCAAGAGGGCGAGGCGAGCCAATTTCTTCCCAAGAAGCCTACGTAGAGAAGAAGGAACGTCTGGAAGAAGAACTGAATCAGAAAAAGACAATGTATCAGAATCTGAAATGTGAAGTCTTGCATGCAGTATCCAGCCTGACAAGGTTACAACGGCAATTGATTTGCGGATACTATGTGCATGGGCACTCCTGGGATACTGTCAACAGAATCTGTGGAGTAAAGCGGCAGCAGTCCATCTATCAAGTTCGAAAAGCCTTTGATAAAATTTTGGAAAGGGCTTGACATTCAACATCGTTTGTGCTATAATTGCTAACATAGATTATTGTGCCTGATGGTGTAACGCCATCGGGCATTTTTTATACCTGAAAAACGGAGGGAGGACGTTGGCAAATGAAGAAAACCTGATTCCGATGGACGAACGAACAGAGAACGAACAAAGAGAAATTGCAAGAAAAGGTGGCAAAAAGTCCGGAGAAGCACGCCGCAGAAAAAAAGACATGAAAGCCAAAATGAAGCTGCTGCTTTCCCTGCATCCGACTGCCAGTCAAACAGAATTGTTGAAAGCACTTGGCATTCCGGAAGAGGACGCAGACAACGAAATGCTTCTGCTGGTCGCCATGTTTCAGGCTGTCACGGAAGACCGAGATACCAAAGCATTTGATAAGGTCATGGACGTACTTGGAAAGACCGTACAACGGGAAGAACTGACCTTGAAAAAGCGGCAGGCGGCGAAGCAAGACAAGCCGAGCAACGGCATGACGGAACAGCTGATTGCAGGAATGCAGGAACAGGGGGTGGAAGATGATTTACACGAAGAAGCAGCGGCAATTGATGGAACTGTGGCGAACAAAGAAGTTGCAGCGGATTAACTTGCTGGAAGGGTCTGTTTCTTCTGGGAAGACGTGGATTTCATTGGTATGCTGGGGGTTCTGGCTGGCTACCATGCCGCAAAATCAGCTGTATCTGATGTGCGGCAAGTCGTTGACCACGTTGAAACGAAACTGTTTGATTCCGCTGGAAGCCATGTTCGGGCAAAGTAATTTTTCTTTTTCAACCTCTGCCAAAGAAGCCTATCTGTTCGGCAGGCGGATTCTGCTAGAAGGTGCAAACGATGCACGCAGCGAAGGCAAAATTCGAGGGCTGACTTTACAAGGTGCGTACTGCGATGAATTGACGCTGTTTCCAAAGGATTTCTTTGTTATGCTGCTATCCCGTTTGCGTGTACCTGGTGCAAAGCTGATTGCAACGACCAATCCCGACAGCCCTCAACACTGGTTGAAAAGAGAATACATTGACCGCATGGCTGAACTGGATATGTTGACCATGCGCTTTTTACTGGAAGACAATACAACACTTGACCCACAGTATGTGGCTGCGGTAAAAGCGGAATATACAGGCGTGTTCTATCACCGCTTTATCTTGGGCGAATGGTGCGTTGCAGAAGGGCTGATTTACCCGATGTTTGACAAGGCGGTGCATGTCACCCACCATCCTGAGTTACAGCCTGGTGGTGATTATTACATTTCCTGCGACTACGGTACGCTGAACCCAACCAGTGCAGGGCTGTGGTACTTGCAACCAGACGGACACGCAATCCGCCTGCGAGAATATTATTATGACGGACGAAAGACCAAACCCCCCCGAACGGATGAAGAGCATTACGTAGCGTTGGAGCAGCTTGCCGGAGACGTTGCCGACAAAGTTCGGGCAGTCATCGTTGACCCGTCCGCTGCATCCTTCATCGAGTGCATCCGGCGGCACGGGCTGTTTCGGGTCTGGCAGGCAGATAACAGCGTATTAAACGGTATCCGGGACACGTCCAGCTTGCTGCAAATGCAATACCTGCACATCTGCGACAACTGCACAGACATCATTCGGGAATTTTCGTTGTATCGCTGGGATGAATCCGCCACAGAAGACCGCCCCATTAAAGAAAATGACCATGCCATGGACGATATGCGGTACTTTGTGCGTACTGCCATGACAAGGGCGCTGAAAACCATCCGGAGGAGGTGATGCGATGATACAAGCAAATGAAATTGCGGCAGCTTTCGGGCTGCCTTGTTTATTGTCCGGCGATATGCAGACCGCCTTGCAACTCTGGGAAGACCTATACCAGAACCGTGCAAACTGGCAAAAAGAACGCGTGAAGCCGCTCCGGCTGCCGGCGATGATTGCACGAGAACTGAAGCGGCTGGCTTTGACGGAATTTGTACTGGATACGAAAGACACAGAATTGCAGCTGCCCCTACAGCATACCAAACAAATGCTGCGGCAGAAGCTGGATTACGGCATTGCATCCGGTGGGCTGCTGTTAAAGCCGTATTATCACAACGGGCTGCAAATTGATTTTGTGGCACAGAATCAGTATTTGCCAGTCCGCTATACAAACGATGCTTGCACGGCAGTGATTTGCCCGGAAGAACTGGTGCTGGAAAAGCGATGTTACACCCGTTTGGAGTTCCACCAGTTCGATGAACGGGTACACACCCACACCATTCAGCAGCGGTGTTTCCGCTCTCCTACGCCTGGCACGCTGGGGCTGGAATGTGATTTGTCGGAAGTGCCGCAATGGGCAAATCTGTTGCCGCAAAAAACATACTACGATGTATCCCAGCCGCTGTTTGCGATGTTCCAGATGCCAGAAGCAAACAACATTGACCCGACTTCACCGCTGGGGGTGTCTGCTTATGCGGACGCTGTGGATTTGATTCATGACGCAGATGTACACTGGGAACGGATTCTCTGGGAACTGGAATCGTCTGAACGGGCGATTGATGCCAGCGAGGATTTATTCCGCTTCCATCCGGGGACAAACCAGCCCATCCTGCCAAAAGGACGGGAACGGATGTATCACTGTCTGGAGAAAACCGGAACGGGTAACACCATTTTCAACACGTTTTCCCCTGAGATTCGGGACACTTCCTATTTCAATGCCCTGAATCAGATTTTGCGGCGGATTGAATCGGCGGCTGGTCTGAGTTACGGCACGCTTTCCGAAGTTTCAGACGTTGAAAAAACTGCTGAAGAAATCAAAAGCAGTAAGCAGCGTTCCTTTGTGCGAGTGAGCGACATTCAGGGCAACTTGCAAGCCGCTCTGGAACAATTGCTGTACGGATTTCAGTACTATCGGGATTATTACGCAAACCGCCACACAAAGCCGGCAGAGGTATCCTGCACGTTCGGTGATGGGGTTCTGGAAGACACAGACAAGGAATTTCAACGCCGCCTGCAAATGGTGCAGGCTCGTGTCTTGAAGCCAGAACTGCTGTTGTCATGGTACTTTGGATGCGAGGAAGCAGAGGCGTTGCAGATGTTGCCCGAACAGCAGGATGCAGGCGGTTTATTTGACGGCGGTGCATTTTAATGCGGCAGCAGTACGAACCATCTGCTGACCGCATCATTGCTCTATACCAGCAATTAGAAGATGATATTTTGTCAGCGGTCATTCGCAGAATCCTGAAAATGGGGTATGTTTCGGAAGCGTCCAAACATCAGTTGGAAGTCTTACAGGCTGCCGGCTTATTGTATGATGACATCGTGCAGCTGATTGCCGACCGCACAGATGCATGCACAGCACAGGTCAAAGCGTTGTTTGAAGATGCCGGTGTGCAGACGGTCGAAATTGACAACAGCCTGCACGAAGCTGCCGGAGCATTGCCCATTGACATCCGGCAGGACAGCAGCACCCGACAGGTATTAGAAGCCGGCTACAAAAAGACACTTGGCACGATGCAGAATCTGGTCAGCACAACTGCAACACAGACACAGACCGCATTTATTCAGACCTGTGACCGGATATATATGCAGGTATCCTCCGGGGCGTTTTCCTATCAAGAAGCCATTATGAACGCTCTGCGAGCCTTAGCGGATACAGGGGCAACAGTTTCTTACCCGACTGGACACACCGACCGCATGGATGTTGCTGTCCGGCGGTGCGTGCTGACGGGTGTCAGTCAGACAGCGGCAGCGGTTTCCCTGCGGCAGGCGGAAGATGCAGGCTGCTATCTCATGGAAATCACTGCCCACAGCGGTGCAAGACCTGACCATGCAAAATGGCAGGGGCAGCTTGTTACAATAACCGGAAAAGATGCCGGAAAAATCATTGACGGGCTGCGAGTTTTTACCCTCTCTGAAATCGGCTATGGCAGCGGCGAAGGGTTCAAAGGTTGGAACTGCCGCCACAACTGGCACGCTTATTATCCGGGATTCAGCACACCGAATTACACGCCTGAAGAGCTGAAAAGGCTGGATGAACCTTGTATTTCGTACAATGGGAAATTGTACACGGAATATGAAGTCAGCCAGATGCAGCGAGCACAGGAACGAAGAGTCCGAGCCTGGAAGCGGCGTTGCATCACTGCACAGGAAGGCGTGAACAGTGCCACAGATGAAGCGACCAGAGCGACAGCACAGGCAGAATTTGACCGGTCAGCACGTTACCTGAAAAACAATGAAGCAAAGCTGAAAGACTTTTGCAGGAAAACCGGGCAAGACCGTGACCGGTTCCGGGAACAGGTGCTTGGATTCAATCGGTCAACGGCACAAAAAGCCGTGCACGCAGCACAGCAGGATGACAGCCCAATAAAAGAAACCATGGAAAAAGCAGTTGCTTCAATAAAAAACAAGTTGACAAAAAATCAAAAAAGTGGTACTATAAATTTGGGAGAAGTAAAAAATTACGGAAAAAAGCATGCAAAGAATATTCGTGCATATTTGCAGGATGCTCCAAAGGACATACAAAAAGTATGGAATATCTGCTCTCCGTATTTTCACAATCTTGGCTATATTCAATCTGGAGCATCTAACTATTCTTACAGAAGAGATGGCGTACAGATCATAGAATCAAGAATATTGAACAGCTCAGTTTCCGCCCCCTATCAAGTAATTTTTCATGAATATGGGCATCATGCTGATTATGTTCTGAACAGGTTATATGGTAATGGCGATGAAAGTGTTGCATATTCTGTATACTATAAGGATGGCTTGCTCGGCAGAACAGCAAGAGCAGAAGCAGCACAAAAAGTTGATGCATACAAAACAAAGTTTGGATTTGTCAGCAGAAAAGAAGCCGAAGAAGCTTATGTTGCGATGCTAAAACAAAAATACAAAGAGACAGATAAAAGAGTAATTGGTGATTTTTCTGATATGCTGGAAGGAGCACTACCGTTTAATACAAGAACGCCTCTGGGAATCGGACATGGAACAAAATATTGGTATGGTCGTGACAATGGTAGAGAAATATTTGCTGAAATGTTTAGTGCTTCGGTAAATAATCCAGAATCTTTGAAATTGATAAAAGAGCATTTCCCTGAAACATATACTGTATTTTTAAAAATGATGGAGGAAATCAAATGAAAATTCCAACAGAAGCGGAAATTGGCATGATGGATGATGATACCGCTGAAAACACATACAATCAATTGGAAAAAGAATATGAAAAAAAATTTGGAATAACGTATATTGCCCCACCAAATGGTTTTCCAGAAACAATTCAAGAGCATTTAGGGCATCTTGCAAAATATCTTATGGAGGAAAAGGCTTCTCCATGGACATTAGAAGATTATAAAGATATTGATTAAAGCATCTCACAGAGGTGCTTTTTTCATGCCCGAAAGGAGAAAAATATGGAAACAAGCAAACCAGCAGAATTGAAAGATACAGTAAGTATGATGGGCAGCACAGACTATAAGGAACGCTTTAAGGCGGAGTATATACAGGTGGCTATCCGGTATCGAAAGCTGAAATGCATGCTTGCCAGATGGGACAAGGGAAAGCTAAACTTTTATCCAACTTGCCCGAGAAGCATTTATGATTTGCAGATTAGAGCGATGGCAGACTATATCACCGCTCTGGAAGCCCGTGCAGCAATCGAAAATATCATACTTTAATCATCGCCCCGACCATGGGCAAAAACTGGCGGAGGGTGGAAACCAAGAACAAACAAGCCTGTGGGTACGGCGTTCTTCTATCAGCAAATCAGCATCTGAGCAATCAGGTGCTATTTTTATACCAAAATTCAGAAAGGAGCAAGACCATGATTGACCAGAAGTTTTTAGAAAGCCTTGGTGTTACAGATGAAAGTACGGTGCAGAAGATTACCGAAACTTACACCGCTGACATCAAGGCAGAACAGGACGCTGCGACAGCCACCAAAACACAGCTAGATGAAGCCAACAAGACCATCCAATCTTACAAGGATATGGACATTGATGGCATCAAAGCCAGTGTGGAGGAATACAAGCAGAAGCTGACGCAGGCAGAAGCAGAACGGGCAGCGTTTGAGTACCGCACAAAGATGAACCAGTATGTGAAAAAGCTGGGGCTGAAAAATGATGTGTATGAAAAGCATGTCACGGATTTGCTGACCGAAAAGAATTTGCAATTCGATGGCGATACGCTCATCGGCGGTGACGACATCGTGAAGGCGTTCCGGACATCCCACGAGGATGCCTTTGCACCGAATCCGCAGGAACGGGCAGCTGCTGCGACTTCCGGCAACCCACCAACCACGCTTTCCGGTGTGGAAACGGAATTTTACAAGATGAACCCAAATCTGAAACAGTAACAAGGAGGAAAATTTTATGCCACATATTGCACAGGAACGGTATTCGAGTTTGGTAGATGAAAAGCTGCGTGCGACACTCGTCACCAAGGACAATCTCATTTTCAACCCACGTTATGAAGGAAATCCGAAGGCTGGAAAGGTCAAAGTTCCAGTTCGGGACACCGAAGTAGAGGTGAAGAAGTACGACAAGCAGAAGGGTGCTGCCATCTCTGCCGGCTCTACCACCTACTTTGACATTAACATTGATACAGATGAAGCGGTCAATGAAATGATTGATGGTTTCGATGCACAGAGCGTTCCGGACGGTATCACTGCAGAACGGCTGGACAGTGCTGGTTACTCTCTGGGGCTGTCCATGGATACGAAATGCATCCGTGCTTTGGAGGAAACCGCAGGCATCACCATTGCAACTACAAAGACCGCCTGCACGGACAGCACTGCATACAAGCAGGTACTGGCAGCAAAGCGAACGCAGTCCCGTCTGGGCGTGCCGAACGATGGGAAGCGGTGGCTGATTGCATCTCCAGAATTTATGGAAGTGCTGCTGGCAGATGACCACTACATCCGGCAGGGCGATTTATCCCAGGAACTGGTACAGTCTGGGGTGGTTGGCAGAATCGCAGGGTATAACGTCTTTGAATCCAACAACACGATGTTCGAGGATACTACGATTGTTGGCGGCAAGAAGACCACCACAGAATTTATTTGCGGTCACCCGAACTGGTGCCACCGGGTGCAGGAATGGTCTGTTCCAGTCGCCATCAAAAACCTGACGAATGAATACATTGGTTCTTCTGCGGTGCAGGGTCGAAAGGTTTACGGCATCGGTATTTCGAAACCGCAGACCGTCTATGTGAAACGAACCGAGGTATAAGGATGGCAGTCTATGCAGATTTTCCATACTACCAAGACTTTTACTGTGGTACATCCATCACGGATGCGGCAGCATTTCGCACGGCTGCCGCCCGTGCATCGGAGTATATCGACAATGTGACTTTCGGGCGGCTTGCCGGCAGTGTGCCGGAATCGTTTACAGAATCCGTCAAAAAATGTGCGTGTGCGTTGGCGGAAGTATTTGAGTTGCAGCGGCAGGCGGTTGTCAGCACGAACGGAAACAGTGCAAAAAAGTCCGAAACGCAGTACCATTACAGCGTGACATACAGCACGCCAGCGGAAACGCTGACAGCTCTGCTGAGCGGCAAAAGTGTTTCGGATTATCTGTACAGCATTTGTCTGCGGTATTTAGGACGCACAGGGCTGATGTATCGGGGGTGTGATTGATGTTTACGAACTGCAATGCGGTTACAATTTATCATCCAGAAGGGGCAATCAATCACCGTCCTGTTTTTTGTCGACACGTCATCAAGAATGTGTACTGGGAAGAATCCATTGGCAGCCGACAGAACGGAAAAGAGGTGCAGCAGAGTGACAGCATTTATGTCTGCATTCCTGCATCGTCTGTAACAGACTACGTTCCAGCACGGGATGACCTGCTGTTTCGTGGCATTATTTCGGAAGAAAAAGAACTGCACGAAATACAGACGCTGCCAAACAAGCACACCATTACAGCGGTTGCAGACTGCCGATATGGCTCTGCAGCGGTTCAGCACATCGAGGTGACAGCAAATTGATTACAGGTTTTAAGATTCGCATGCCGACTGCAAAAGATTTTTCCGACCGTCTGCAAAAAGCACAGAAGTTTGTAGACAGTGAGGTACTGCGAAAAAGCGACCCATACGTTCCGCTCAAGACTGGCATGCTGCGAGATTCTGGCGTTTTAGGAACGAAAATCGGCAGCGGCAGGATTCGCTACCTTGCCCCCTATGCACGCAAGCAATACTACAAAGGGCTTTCCACGGGCAAACGGGGGCGGTACTGGATGAAACGTGCGATGATGGCACATGGAGATGCTATTCAAAGAAGCACACAAAAAATATTGAACGGAGCGTGATATTGTGTCGATGATACAGGCAGTATGGGACTATTTTTCCACCTGTCCCCTGCTGGAAAATCAGCGAATTTTAGGAGTTGACCGGTTGGGCGTTGACCCAATCGAATACACCATTGACATTCTTCCCGGCGAGCAAATCGTAAAGCGGTATGTGGACGGTTCCAGCATCCGACAAATCGAACTGACATTTTCCAGCCGGGAACCGTATGGACGGGATGTCATACAAAACATCCAGAACTCTGAATTTTACGAAAAGTTCGCTGATTGGGTCGAGCAGAACGATGATGCCGGAATCTATCCGGACTTTGGCAAATGGAAAACAGTCAGAAGCATACAAGTGATTAGCAGTGGTTATGCAGTAGAGGTGACGGAAAAAACATCACGCTATCAAATTCAGCTGCGTATCACCTATTTACAATCATGGAGGTATTTCAAGAATGGGAAAAGGGATTGACAGCTTAAAACTGAAAAAGCGTTCCGAGAAGTTGGCATTTATGGAAGTGAAGATTGGCAGCACATCCAGCTATTGCCGCTTGGAAGGCTTCACAACACAGGCATTTAACGCAAATGCAAGCGAATACAACCGACAGTATGTAGACGAAGACACTGAACGAACAGACGTAAAGGGCTATTCGGAAAGCATCAACTATAACTTTGACCAGTATATCGGTCATCCGGCTCTGAGCGAAATTGTGAAGATCACCGAAAACGAACTGACTGGGACAGATGCAGTGCGAAATATCTTGACTGTGGATATGACGTCCAACACGTCCAACGGACAGTATGAGGCAACATTGAGAGCCTATGCGATTGTGCCGTCCAGCAATGGTGATTCTACAGACTGCATGACGTATTCCGGCGATTTCAAATCCAGAGGGACAAAAAGAGCGGTTAAGGTCACAATGGATGCAGACTTTGAAAATGCAACCATTGTAGGCAACAGTGCTGTTGCCAGCCAGAGTGCAGGGAATGTAGAGGTGAAAAAGTAATCGATGCAGGATTTGTATACAGTTACCATCAATGGCACGAAACTGCATGTTGATGCAGAAGATGCAAGCTTCATGGAACGCTATCAAGCTGCTTATGATGCGATGTCTGCAAATCCTGCAGACACGCTGAACGACAATCCGGCAACAGTGATTCGGAAATACTGCCAGAGTTATCGTAATTTTTTTGATGCTCTCTTTGGCGATGGAACGGCTGCGGCTGTATTTGCAGGGATGCCGGACAACGCCAGAATGTACGATGAAGTTTTTACCGTGCTGATAAAAGCCATATTGGAGCAGCGAATGGCGGCAGCACTGCGACTAACGGAGGCGGCGAAACGATATGTCCCACGAGAATTGGTATAATATCCTGACCGACCGCCTGCCGGACAGTGTGGAAGTGAACGGAAAAACCTATCCAGTTCACACCAGCTTTCGGGATTGGATTTCCTTCTTTTTTCTGCACGAAGATGCAGACCTAACGGACATCGAAAAAGTCACACTTGCAATGAACTGGTATCGAAACACAATTCCGGGAAACAAAGCAGACGCTTATCAGGCATTACAGGAATTTGCTGCCTGCGAACGTCTGCCAAAGTCCAAACGAAAAGCAACGGGAGTACGTTCCACTCCCGTTTTTTCGTATCTGCATGACAGCGTGTATTTGTTTTCTGACTTTTTGCGATACTATCAAATCAACTTGCAGACAACACCGCTGCACTGGTTTGCATTTACTGCATTATTTGAGGGATTACCGGAGAAAAGCAGCACGAAACAGCGGATCGCTTATCGATGTATCAATATCGGTTGCATCAAAGACAAGGAAGAACGGAAAAGGATTTTGCAGATTCAGCGTGCAATTGCGATTCCACAGAAGCCCATGACCGCAGCAGAGGTCGGTAGTTTATTTGGATAAGAGGTGAAAAAATGGCAGAAGAAAAAGCGTTGGTCTTTGACACTGGGATTGATAAAAGCGGATTAGAAAAGGGATTGGCAGAAATAGAAGAAGCGATTGCATCCACTGCTTCTAATTCTGAAAAAGACGCAGAAAAAGCGTTTGACAGCATGAAGTCCCAGGTTGCAAAGCTGGCAAATTCCTACAAAGAAGCCGGAATGACAGCATCCGATGCCATGAAAAAGGCATGGGAAGAAGTACGAGATGGTTCATCTTCTTTTCAAACCGCAGAAAGGAATGTGTCTGGATTTGCAGAGAAAGCAGAATCCGAATTACAGAATGTGGGCGAAATTGCAAGTAGAGCTTTTGACGAAGTGCCACAAAGTACAGAAAAAAGCCTTGAAACCGCCATGACATCCGTTGACGATTTTTCCGGCAAAGTGCAAAAAGTACTCGCTGCCGCCGGTCTGGCATACGGTGCGAAAGAGATTATAGATGTCGGCACGGATTATACCCGGGCGATGGGAAAGATTGCAGCTGCTGCCGGAGCAACTGCAGAAGAAATGGATGTCATGAGTAGCTCTATAAAAAACGTCTACAATAGCGGCATTGGGGAAAACTTGACAGAGGTTGCAGATGTTGCAGCAATGGTAAAGCAGCAATTTGGAGATATTGACGACAAGTCGCTTGAACAAATCACCCAGGATGCTATTACAATGTCAAGTGTTTTTGATTCTGATCTCAATGAAACTTTAAGAGGCGTTAATGCTCTTATGAGTAACATGGGGCTTACTGCGGAAGAGGCGTTTGATTATATCGCAAAGGGCACACAAAACGGACTTGACAAAAGCGGCGAGCTCTCTGATAATTTGGCGGAGTATTCGCAGATCTGGGAACAGGCTGGATTTTCCGCCGAAGAGATGTTTTCCATTTTGCAAAACGGTCTGGATAGCGGAGCGTATAATCTCGACAAAGTAAATGATTTTGTCAAAGAATTTACGATTTCTCTCTCTGATGGACGCATTGAAGAGAACCTCGACAGTTTCTCACTCGGTACACAAAATATTTTTAACGAGTGGAAAAATGGGAATGCGACACAAAAAGACGTTTTTCAGTCCGTCATAAGCGATTTATCAAACATGACGGATGAACAAGAGGCATTGACGCTTGCATCCAATACATGGAGTGCCCTTGGCGAGGACAACGCCATGAAAGTCATTACATCACTAAATAATGTAAATGACGCATATAGCAATGTGGAAGGCACGATGAAATCTGTCAATGATGTCAATTATGACAATTTGGCAACAAGGATGACCGCACTTAAACGCCAGTTTGAAACAGAAATCGTGGTGCCAGTTGCGGAAAAGTATTTACCAAAAATCGAAAAAGCAATTGATTATGTGTCAGAAAATCTTGATGAAGTCGTTGATCACGCAAAGCCGATTGCTGCCGGGATTGCAGCTGCATTTGCAGTCAAAAAAATTGTGGATTTTGGCACAACTACCGTCAACACGGTCAAAACAATCCAGACAGCTTTTAGACTCCTGAATACATCCAATCCGCTTGGTTGGATTGCTATCGGTGTCGGTGCTGTTGCAAGTGTAGCGACCGCCCTACTGGCAGATGCAAAAAAGAAATCACAGGAATGGAAAAATCACTTAGAAGATGTCCGAGAATCAGCTGCAAAAATCCCGGATGAAGTGCAAAAATCAATTGACAAAACAAACGAATGCACAAAAGCCTGGGAGGATATGCACCAACAAATCAGCAAAGATGGGCTTGTTGAGGATTCCGATTTTGAGGCGGTCAACAAGTTAAAGGAGTCTTTGATGGCTCTGGTCAACTCTGACGGCACGATCAAAGACGGTCAAGAGGAAAAGGTGCAAGATCTGATCAACAAAATCAATGAGTACAGCAATACCGGGCTTACTGTTGCAGATGGTCAAATCTTAAAAAATGATGAAGTTGTCAATAGTTACGGCAAAATTTCTGATGCAATCGATGACGTCATTGAGAAACAACACGCACAAAATTATCTGGACATGCTGGGTGATGCATCAAAGCAGGCACAGCAAGAGAGACCTGCTCTCTTGCAGGCGGTAACGGAACAAAACCAGGAATTGCAATCAAAAAAAGAAGAACGTCAACAGATAATTGACGAAATGGCACAATTTAAGCTTGACAATACTTATACATTGACAGACATCAATGGGAATTCGGAAAAAATTTGGAACGATTCCGAATCATCGAAAAAATACGATGAAATGCGGGAAAAACTGAATGGCGTAAACGACAGTATCCAGACGTTGAGCACAACATATCATGAAACAACCGTCCAGCTGGAAAAGGGTGCAGATGCGATGTCCGCTTATAAAGAGGCGGCAGAGGCATTTTCCAACGGTGATTTGGAAACCGTAACACAAAATTATAATGACTTGCAAAGCAATATATTGACTGCTGCGACAGCGACCGCCGAACAACTGAGGACGCAGGAAGAAGAATCACGAAATCATTATGAAACGCTGAAGCAAATGGCAGATGAAAACCCTGGGTCTGTACTTGCCGAAGATCTTGCAGAGGCAAAACGTCAAGCTGAAGAGGCGGCTGTGGAACTGGAAATCAAAACCGGCGAACACGCAGATAATGCTGGCAAGACGTTTCTAGATACCCTGGCATCATCCGGAATGAGCCAGGATGAAAAGCTTGATGCACTCAACCGGTACATCGAAGAACGGCTTAACAATGGTGACGATTTAAACAAAATCGCCCAAAATATCGGTCTTGACTATACAAGCGGATTTGCGGAAGGTATCACTGACAACATCTCCAGCGTGGAAGAGGCAGTAAAAGCACTTGGTCGAGCTGCTGAGGCACATCTTAGAGTAAGCATTGATTCCCACTCTCCGTCCCGTGTTGCCAAAGGCATCGGCGGTGACTGGGACGACGGCTTTGTTGCCGGGATTGAGGGCGGCATACCAGACGTGTCAATGGTATCTGCAAATATGGCGAACGCTGCCGTTTCTTCTACCCTCGGTATTATGAATGCACAGGGTGCAGCAGCTGTTTCGGCGTACAGCCCCGTATTGCAACAGGCGTATGCAGCACCTGCAGCAGCAAGCACAGCAGCCGCTGTTCCGTCCAGTTCTCAACCGCAGGGCGACATCATTATTCCAATCAGTATTGGGGACGAAACGCTTGAAACTGTAGTGGTCAACGCCGTTACAAGAGCCAATGCAAATAGTGGGGGGTGGAGCGTGTGATACAGATTGATACCATGACAGATGAGGGTATTATTAGTGTTGACCACTGTTATTTGCGAGTTGTAACAGATGGCGATAGCTGGGCAACGCACCCAAACTTACAGCAAGCTACCATTGAGCGAATCGGCACGCAAATTGCGTTGAAAAAAGGCACAGATGACCTTGTCGTATTTACCGAAGATGCACAGATCAAGCTAAACGGCGATGGACTGCCTGCTAACCGTGACGGCTATGCAATTTGGGTCGAATGTACTGCGATTTACACAAAAATCACAGACGAAGAAATCACTAGATACCAAAATGGAGACAGCATTGTAACAAAAAGCAGCCGTGAGGGGTATTGCGTCGAGCAAGGCACTCGCAAAGAACTACGCTGGGCGGAAAACGATGACAATTCTATCCGTGTATGGATAACGAAGTATCAGAATTATTTAATCCGCAATATCCTGCAAATGAATGTTACATTTTCAGAAATTGTTGATACCTATGAAAATGAGAGCGGACATACAATCACATACCCTGTCAGACTGGGAAAAAGAAGGATTGACATCAAGATGGAAGCAGACTTGCAAGGCTTGGAAATCCTTATGGAGATGTTCAAACAGCCGGAACTGCTGCTGTTTTACAAGTCCCCGTCTGACAGCTGTGAACAATATGGATACTTCCGGAAAACATCTGATTTGCAAATCACAACCATTGCAAGAAATCCAAGGTTTGACAATAATCCGCTTTTGTATCAATGGCAAAACAAAAGTTCAGAACTGAGCCATTTTTATCCGCTGGATGACGGATTACAGCCGCATACTGGAGCATATGAGTTTTCCGTTAGCTTAGAGGAGGTGTAAACCATGGTGATTTACGAGCATGTAAAGGGCATTCTCTCCGTTCCCTGTTATCTGGATGACGGCGATTATGCCGGATATACAACGGACATTGCTTTTACCGATTCTGATATTATCCGGAATAGCTGTTCCATCAAATCCTCTGCCTGTGACAGCAGCACCTTTTCCCTTGGCAGTGTCCGCCCGGCAGAACTATCCATTCAGCTGCACTTAGAGCAAGACGGCATCAATGCATATAACTTGTATGGTGCAAAAATCATTCTGTACAGCTGCTATCAAAAAGAGCCTAAGCCGTCAGATTGGATTTTCCGTGGAATGTTCTGGGTGACATCTGTATCCCGTAAAAAAACGCTGTACACGCTTCGGGCATCGGATGCCTTGGTATGGCTAAATAACAATTCCATTTCGTCCGGTTCTGGAAAAGTTGATGACGATGAAAGCGAAGTATCCAAAAAGCTGCGGGATAAGCTGGAAGGTTATGAGGGAGAAAGCGGTGGTGGCGGCGTTTATCCTTTACATGATATTGTAACGGATATTGTCACATGGACGAATGACATTCTGCAAAATATGATTGCGGAGAAACCGCTCGCTTATGAACCGATCGATTCCATTCCAAACAATAACCCCCAACTCGGAAATTCCTACAGCGGTTATACACTGATGCGAAAATCAGAAGAAGGAGAATCCAGAAATACCCGATACAGTGCTATTGATTATATCTCTGCCCTTGCAAAGCCGGCTTGTTCCTTTGTTTGTATGCGAAATGACCAGTATCAGAACAATGATTCACAAGTGCCTTTTTCTCTTGTCCCATTTGGCTTTTTTAAAGACAAAATCCGTGTCCCGTTTTCTGCCATTGCAAGAGATAGCTGTGATGTGGCATCGTATAACATCTATATTCAAAAGGTCTATTTTAAGACCTATGATGATACTGGATGGACAAATGCGAGGAAATACAAACCAATGCTGGGAAATGTAGAAATCGACCTGTCCAGCAATTGCTTTTTTGATGGAAGAAGAATGGAAACGGTTTTGAATTATCAAGAAGACTTTCCGGACGCAAACGACAAAAACGAATATCCGATTGTGGAAGCAGCAGCAAATTATCTGTTTCACAATGTGCTGCTGAAACCGTTTCAGCTAAAATGCTATCTGAAATTTGATGACATGGAACACTTCCCTAAGTTGGGGCAGCGAATTGAAATCGAATATCAGCCTGGGAAATGGGCAGAAAGTACCATTACAAACATGACCTGGAAATTTCGTGGCGGATGGGAGTTTTCCTGCACTGGGAAAGATACCAGAGTACTGGCACAAGCTGCAAAGCGGTCATTGGCATTCAATTCCGAAAATGCATCGAAACGCCATGCGGACATTGTGGCAGCAAGTGCTAAAAAAATTGCTTTAGCGAAAGCAGACGAAGCTTGGAATTATGCTGACAAGAATGTATCAGATATACAAAATTTAGAAGATAACAAAGTTGAAAACGAAGAATTTAAAAACGCAATCAATGCCCTCTGGGATGCTATCAATAACTTGTAAGGGAGATGATACCATGCTAACAGCAAATCAAAAATACATCGACACCGCAAACATCAAGCACCTACTGGGTGCCGGCGAAAAGAATGCCGATAAAATCCAGATTGCCGTTGACCGATACTATCACCAAACGGATTTATCTGATTGCCTGTTTACGCTACGAGCCGTCAACAGTGGTGGTGGGTTGGTTATGCAAAACCTTGAAAAAGAGGTCACAGAAAGCCAAATCATCTTAACATGGACGATTACAGAGGACTTTACAGCGGTGTCCGGTGAGTTGCTGCCGGAAATTGTCGGTCAAAAGGATGACACTGTTGTGATCAAATACGAAATGACCCCGATGGTCGTCCGTAACTCTATTTTGGAGCAGTACCACGGCGGTATTGATGCAATTGACAAGGCTTTGCGTGAGATGCAGTCCATTCTCTCACAAGCAGAGCAGTTGATTGCAAAAATGCCGATTATCAAAGGCGGCACATGGTGGCTGTACGATATTGCTACAGGCGATTATGTGGATTCTGGGTATCCGGCACAGGGTGACAAGGGCGATACTGGGGAGACAGGAGCAACCGGTGAAAAAGGTGAC